AGGTAGATCATCTGAGATACTGAGAGACGAAATCAAGTTCACCAAGTTTGTTGGTAGAATGAGAAAGAGATTTTCACATTTATTCAACGATATGTTGAAGACTCAGTTGATTCTAAAAAATATTGTTACCCCAGAAGATTGGGAAGTCTTATCAGACCATATACAATACGACTTTGTATATGATAATCATTTTGCAGAACTCAAAGAATCTGAGTTAATGAACGAAAGGTTAGGAGTGGTTGCTGCTATTGATCCTTACATTGGCAAATATTTCTCTTTAGAATACGTTCGTAGAAACATTCTTAAACAAAAAGATGAGGAGATTATCGAGATTGATAAACAAATGCAAAATGAAATTAAAGATGGTAAGGTCGCTGATCCTATGGAAGTGCAACAATTAGAAATGGGTGTACATCCAGAACAACTTCCAGGCGGGGCAATGAATCCTGACCCTATGGGCATGGGAGCTCCAGTCGAAGGAGAGATTGATGGTAGTGCCACAGAGGCGCCAGAAATGCCCAAAGGTGGAGAAATATAAATATTAAGTAATCCAATTCTATATTAACTTTTATGGATAATGATTTAATTGACATGATTGCAGCTGATAACGCTCAGGCTGATGTGCATGATAAGATCAAAGAGATCCTTTATGCAAAGTCACAAGAGAATATCAATGTTGTAACACCAGCAGTTACTGCTGATATGTTTGGTGGGCCTAATCCCTACCTAGAACCAGAAGTTGAGAATGAGCCTGCTGCGGAAGCAGATGGCACACCTAGTTCTGTTGAGGATACAACAGAAGTTGAAGCACCTACTGCTGAAGTAGATGCACCTGATGATGAGGAAGTAGAAAAACCTGAGGCTTAACATGAAACTCATTACAGAAGAAATCGAAACCGCCAAGGTTCTTATCGAAGAAAAAGACGGTAAGAAGAATATGTTTATTGAGGGGATCTTTTTACAAGGAAACCTTAAGAACAGGAATGGTCGTTTTTATCCTGTAGAAACTCTTGAGAAAGAGGTCACTAGATATAACGAAGCATTTGTTGGTAAAGGTCGTGCTCTTGGTGAGTTGGGACACCCCGAAGGCCCCACGGTTAATCTAGACAGAGTTTCACACAAAATAGTAGACCTTCATAAGGAAGGAACAAACTTTGTGGGTAAAGCACAACTCCTCAATACACCAATGGGTACGATTGCACAGTCATTATTAGATGACGGTGTTACTCTTGGAGTATCATCAAGAGGAATGGGAAGTCTTAAAGACACTAGCGAAGGTTATAAAGTCGTTGGTGAAGACTTCATGCTTGCAACTGCAGCTGATATAGTTGCAGATCCTTCTGCCCCTGACGCTTTTGTCAATGGCATCATGGAAGGAGTTGATTGGATCTGGGAAGCTGGTATTCTAAAGGCAAGACAATCCGCAGTACAAGTTGTAGAAGAAAAAACTATGACTCACCCTGCAATTGCTGTTGCTGAACCTGAGAAGGTAGTAGAGGCCGCAATTGAGAAGACCCAAAAAACTATAAATAAGTTAGTAGATCAGAAACAACTTGACGAGAAGAAGTTGGAAATCTTCCAAAACTTCTTATCAAATCTCTGATTTAATAAATAAACATAGATTATACGATATCTAACACGTTTTTAGACGGAGAGTTCAAAATGTCTCGTGGAGATTTACAAGAAATGGAAGTAAAGACACAGCAATCCAGTACCGCTGTAAATAGTGGAGCAGCTAAGGGCGACCCAATGCCATCCACACCAAACTACGTTCCAGATGGTCAAGGTGCTGTTGAAGATCTTGGTGGGCCTACACCTGAGAACTCAAAGCCTGATGACAACAGTAACATGCTTAAGACGCCAACAGCGACAATTAAGCAAGTTAAAGATGTGATAACAAAGAACGCTGGAAAAGCTGATCCTATGCCTACTGCACCAAAATATGCCGAAGAGGCAGAAGTCGATGAGACTCAAGAGGTTGTTGCCGAAGAGCCCGTTAAAGAGGGTGAAGAGGTAGTAGCTGAAGAGGAGAAAGTCGATCTAAACGCAGCCATCGAAGAAGATGTTAATGCACTTCTTTCTGGTGAAGATCTCTCTGAGGAATTCAAAGAGAAGGCTAAGACAATCTTTGAAGCATCTATCAATGCTAAAATCACTGATATCGAAAATCAACTAAACGAAGAGTATACTAAGAAACTCACAGAAGAAGTTGAAACCATTAAGGTTGAACTTACTGAGAGAACTGATGCATACTTAGAGTACGTTGCCGACGAATGGATGAAAGAGAATGCTCTCGCAGTCGAGAAAGGAATTAAGACTGAGATGACAGAATCATTCATGGAAGGCATGAAAAAGCTTTTTGAAGAACATTATGTAACCCTACCTGAAGATAAATATGATGTCCTAGAAAATATGGTGGACAAACTTGATGAAATGGAAAGTAAGCTCAACGAGCAGATAGAAAAGAATGTTGCACTCAATAAGAAACTTAGTGAGTCAACTGCCCAGACTATCATTAACAATGTTGCTGAAGGACTTGCAACTTCTCAGAAAGAGAAATTACAAAGTTTAGCAGAAGGTGTTGAGTTTGAAAGTGAAGAATCCTATCGTGGAAAAATCGAAACTCTGAAAGAATCTTATTTCGGACAGAAGAAGACAACTACCACAACGTCCGCTCCTCAAGAACTAAAGGAAGAAGCAGAACACGTTGAGCCAGCTACTGGTGCAATGGCTGCTTATCTTGATGCACTTGGACGTATGAAATAGGAATAGATTAATTTTTAACTAACACAAACAAGACGATGCAACAAAACATCAATTATCAAGCACTCACTGAGAAGTGGGCGCCTCTTCTAGACCACGAAGGGTCTGAGAAGATCAAGGATTCACACAGACGTAATGTTACTGCTGTTCTCCTTGAGAACCAAGAGCAAATGCTCAGAGAAGAGAATGCTTTCCAGTCACTAACTGAAGCATCTCCAACAAACTCCGCTGGAACAGGTGGATTTACAGGTGACGCTGCAGCTGCAGGCCCTGTTGCTGGTTTCGACCCAGTGCTAATCTCATTGATTAGACGTGCAATGCCTAACTTGGTCGCATATGACCTAGCAGGTGTACAACCAATGAGCGGCCCAACAGGACTTATCTTCGCAATGAGATCTAGATTTACATCTCAGAGTGGAACAGAAGCCCTATTCAACGAACCAGATACAGCATTCTCAGCACAGCATCCAGATGGAGGAAACGACATCTCTGCTGGTTACACACAGAATGAAGGTGCTACAACTAACGCAACAGTTGGTTTTGGTACAACAGGTGGTACTCAGGCAGCGAATCCTTCAGCACTTAACCCAACATCTGGTACACCAGATACAAATGCTGCAACATACCCAGTTGGTCGTGGTATGGATACAGAGGATTCTGAAGCACTAGGTGAATCAGGAAATGCATTCAACGAGATGGCATTCTCAATCGAGAAAGTCACCGTTACTGCTAAAACCAGAGCACTAAAGGCAGAGTACAGTTTAGAACTTGCTCAAGACCTTAAGGCAATCCACGGATTGAACGCTGAGGCTGAATTAGCAAATATCCTTTCAACAGAGATACTTGCTGAGATCAACAGAGAAGTTATCAGAACAATCTACAAGGTTGCTGAAACAGGTGCTATTGCTAACACAGCAACAGACGGTGCCTTCGACTTAGACGTTGACAGTAATGGAAGATGGTCAGTTGAGAAGTTCAAGGGACTACTATTCCAGATCGAGAGAGATGCTAACGCAATCGCACAAAGAACTCGTCGTGGAAAGGGTAACATGATCCTTTGCTCTGCTGACGTTGCTTCTGCATTGACAATGGCTGGTGTACTTGACTACACTCCTGCTCTTAACGCTAACCTAAACGTAGACGACACAGGTAATACATTTGCTGGTGTTCTACAAGGTAAGTACAGAGTGTACATCGACCCATATTCAGCAAACGTATCTGATACTCAGTACTACGTTGTTGGATACAAAGGTTCTTCACCTTATGACGCTGGACTGTTCTACTGCCCATATGTTCCACTACAGATGGTTCGTGCAGTTGGAGAGAACACCTTCCAACCAAAAATTGGATTTAAGACCCGCTACGGTATGGTCGCAAACCCATTTGCTGAAGGTCTTACTCAGGGTCTTGGTAGAATTAAGGCGAATGCTAACCGCTACTACAGACGTGTTAAGGTTCTTAACCTTATGTAAGAAGAAAGGATATAATTCCTTTTGTATCAACAGAGACCCTACGGGGTCTCTTTTTTTTGTCAACGTTCCCTAACAATAAATATGTTACAGGAGGTAAAGACAAATGTTACATTTATTAGGTAAAGGACAAGCACCAGAATGGAATGAGGATAAGCATGATGTGGAGGAGGTCTTTGCTCTTCTGTGTTATCGTGGAATCCACTATGCAAAATGGGTATGTATAGATGTTATTATGGAAGGTCATTCTTGGTTTGTTAATAATCCTAGAAAGGGGGAGTAATCCTCCTTTTTTTTGTCTAAATACTTAAAAAGTTATACTAATGAAATCATTTAACAACTTTATTGATGAGGGCAAGAAATGCCCAGATGGTGAATACTATTGTAATAATGACAAAAAATGCAAACCAATTCCTCGTGGTTATCGTGTAGGATATGGTGGATATTTACGTAAGGAGAATGACAGTGATGATTCAAAAGGCAAGTCTAGTAGCAATGGTAATGGGAATGGTAATGGTTCTTATGGGAACGGTAATGGTGGCGGAAACGGTGGTGGAAACGGTGGAGGTAATGGAGGTGGAGGAGAATGAAATCTTTCAAAAAATTTATGGAAGGTAAATACACTTCAAATTATCAAGTTTCCTTCATTAAAGATCCAACAGGCGGTAGTAAAGCAATTAAATTTGTTCACCCAATAGATACTAGATCTGTAGATGACAAAATGAAAAGAGCACCATTTAATAAAAAATAATTATGCTAGAGCAAACTGACAATTGGAGGATAACGCAATTATCGAATAGGAACTATTTGTCTCCTATTGGATTTAAGTTTATTGTGACTAAAGTTCCAAAGGCAGATTTCTTTTCAAACTCTGCATCAATACCTGGAATTAACTTAGGTTTTGCTCAACAACCAACATACTTAAGAGATATTCCTATTCCTGGTGACAAATTAAGTTATGAAGATTTTACTCTAAGATTTTTTGTAGATGAAAATTTAGAAAATTATCTCGAAGTACATAAATGGTTGAGAGGATTGGGATACCCAGATTCACTTTCTGAATTTGCAGAATTAAAAAATGAAGACAAGTATATACAAGATCCTAGTGGTAGATCTCCATATAACGAATATTCTGATGCAAGTCTTTTAATTTATAACAGTAGTTTTAATGTGATTGCAAGGGTTAATTTTAGAGATACTTTTCCTGTTGGATTATCTCCAATCAAGTTTGATGCAACACAAGAAGATATAAAATATGTTACGGCCGAAGCGACTTTTAAGTATTCTATATATGATATAGAAACTTTCGTTGAAGTTCCACAGTTAGATCGTGTCACCGTAACCAATAAAACTCCAACAGTTACTTTAACCAGTACAGCATCTGGTGATCTTGATCCTACTGACAACTTTAGTTTAGAGTACACATCATCCAATGTTTCTAGTTTAAGTATCAATCAAAGTGTAGGTTCTGTTGCGGTTGCATCTGGATCAGTTCCTATGACTGGTAGTGTTGAATCAACGAAAACAACCATTGTCGATTCTCTTACTAGTTCGATAACTTACACTATAACAGGAGTAGGAACAAATGGTACTAATGTGACAGCATCACACACAGTTACATTCCTAAGACCCCAAACATCTGTTAACAGAGTTTGTATTGCTATTATTGACGAAAATGATAACCATACTTTTGCGTCTATGGAATCTAAATGGACACAGTTTAGAGCAAATTGGCCTGATAGACATTTTTATCTATTACAACCATCCAGTGGTGGCAATATGATAAACACACTTCGTGTACCACCTAGTTACTTGGAGCAAACTGATCCAGCTTCAACCACCGTAGACACCGAACCATCAGATTAAATGGCAGAATATAATACATCATTCGCAGTAGGCGGAGCACAAACATTTGGTCAAGCCTGGGCACCATGCAATGGTGATATAGGGACCGTTACGAGTAATTGGTTGTATGGTGGTGGTTGTGCATATCCAGCACCATATAGAAGTTTCCAACAGAATTTAATAAATGGTAATAATTATCTTGGACCTTATTGTAGAAGATTAGATGGAGTTGCTGGAAGACTTAAGGTGAGTATTTCGGCACAAACTGGAGAAATAGGATTTGTACAACAATGTTGGTATGATTATCCAAGAGGTGCAAATGATAAAGTTGATGGTGTTGTTGCTGATACTAATCAAGTATGGTGGGATACAAAAGTTAGTAGAAAATATTGGGTTCAAGTTTATAATTTAAATGATGATAATGCACCATTAATATGGGTTCAAGTAGCTATTAGTGCTGGAACTACTTCTTATCCTATATTGAGTATGCATGATGTAAGTAATGGCCCGTTACAAGGTGATTGTATAAGATATATTCGTTCAGCTCATAATCTTTATGGTGGACAAACTAATCCTCTTCAATTATATACTGGAATTCCTGGCAATTGTGGAATAAAATCTGATACTCTTTCAACATTAGCAATTCCATATGTTGGAATATCAACTAATACTGGTCAAGGTGGATGGCTTCCAGATGTTTCATTTCTTGAGAATGGAGCTTTTGCAGGTATGGGATGGTGTCTTGCTGGTGATGGAGAAGCCGCTACAGAAGCAGGTGTCATATGGAATAGTTTAAATACTACTCAACAAGCTGCAGCAGGATCAACTCTTTCTGATGCTAATAGATCTAATAATTTTCTTGCTGCCCTTAATGATCATTTAGCAAAGGTTAAAGACTTTTTAGGTAAACTTTCTACTTTTCATTATGGAGCAGCAGTAGGAAATTTTGTTGCTAGAAAAATTATACAGGAAAAAACATTAGAATTAATTAGTGCTGCTCCGATGGCTGGAAGGTTAATGCTTGATGCGTGGTGGCTTCCTAACTTAAGAAAATACGGTGCTAACCCAAATAACGGAGCTACTGGTACTGCTTCAAATCCTTATAAATGGAGACCACCAGATCATATTCAGCAAAGATGGGCTGGTCATTTGAATG